GGGTACATGATTTCATGATTTACAAAACATACAGATTCACCATTTACCGCAATCCAGCGCTTTTCCTTTTTGGGTTTATTCTTAATTCTTGCTTGCACTTTAGGGTTATCTATTAAGTAGTTAACATCACAATCACACCAAGTAAAATCAACTCCAGTTCCGTAAGCAAATTCAAACTCCAAAGAGTTATCATCAAGCCAAGCTTGTATTAACGCACTATGATTATGTTTCATCTCTTCACCTTCTTATCCTTGCTAAATTCCCACACACGCCCGTAGGTACGCATTATTTTTGATGTTTCTACTAGTTTCATGATTCACCACGCGCCTTAGCTAGCACAGATTGAATCTTATCCCAAAGAAATGGTGGAATTTGGTTAGCGTCATTCTCTATAGAGTGAAGCATGTCATACATATCTGGAGCCGCTGCGATTAGGTGGGCATCCTCTCTAGTTCTAATGTTTCCGATAATCTTTCCTTGCTTTCCTTTTTTATCTTTAATCTTTATTTGATTCTTGTGCGCAATAGCCTCTTTAATTACCCATTCACCTTTTGTAAATTTTTTATCACTCATTTATTTAACTCCGATAGTAGTGCGTCAGCATATTTAACAGCAACCTTAGTTTTATATAATACCTGTTCGTCATAACCATCAGTTCCATTAGCTAGATGCCCAATAATATGCATAGCTATCATTTCTCGCTTTGTTAGACCCTGTGCAACTTGACCAATTTCATTCCCATAATTACAACCGTAGCCGCTTTCTGTGGCTGACTGTGGCATTGCTGGCATATCTGCATTTTTCATTTTGCTTTCTCTCTCTGTTGTCGATGTGGCTATCTTAGTCTTGGTGGTGATGATGTGTCAATATAAAAAATAATTTAATTTATATGTTGACTATATAAAACCAATAAACTAAATTTACCCCAACAAAACGAAATGAGGTTCAACATGAAAGCCAAGGTAATTCCAGTAGTACAGCCAACTAAAGAACAGCGCGATTGGTTAGATAAGGAAAAGAAGCGCACAGGAAACAGTGAAGCAGCAATTATACGCGGTCTTATTCAAAGGGAGATTGAAAATGCCTAGTTACATATACGTAATGGAATCAGGTGACGGGTTCTGCAAGGTTGGCAAGTCAGACAACCCAGAGCTTAGACTAAAAACAATAGAAAGCGATATGGGAATATCAATAACAAGGCTAGAGAAATTTAGGTGCAACGGTAACGCCCTAGCAACAGAACGAAAAGTCCATAAAGAACTTAAATCGCAATCAATGTTCGGTGAATGGTTTTATGTTGATTTTAATTTTGCGTGCGAAATATCAAAAGCTGAAGCAAGTGTAAGTCACAAAGAGAGAAAAAAGGCAGGGGGAGTAATTCAAAGAATTCACCCAAAAACAGCAAAACGATTAGCTTCACTAAAAGAAAGCATTAACGAGGCGAGGTTAGCTGAAGGGGAAAAGGCTCTAACGGTGCCGGATATAATTGAAGAGATAACAGCAATGTTTGAAATTCAAAGAATCAAAGAAATTAATAAGGCTAAGAGAAATGAAAGCACCAAGTAAACAACGCAGTCTTATAGGGCTACTTTACGATAACCCTTCTCGCTCTTTCTCTGTGTCGGAACTTATGACACTAATCCGCATACAGAGCCATGAGAGCGTAGTTAGGACGGTGAGGAACCTACGCAAAGCTGGTGCGAAGATTCTAACAATAAAAGGCAATGGCGAGACTAGATATCAAATATCCGCCAATCAATAGGTGAGTTATGAGATTTAAACTAGAAAGCCTGACAGCGTGGAACGTCCACAAGAAGCGAAGCGCTAACAATAGAAAGAAGTGTAACAAGCGAGCTATACCAAGTATTAGATTCGCTTACATTAAAACAGAGATAGATAATATAAATCCAAAGGTGAAAGTATGTACGTAAACGGCAAATGGGTAACAGATAAATTCAAACCGCGCAGATACACACAAGACCGAATGAGCAATGCAAAGCTTGTAGAAGTGCGTAAACATAGAGAGTTTCTAGAAAAGGCTGACGATTTAGTAGCGGCCGTATTTGGGGAGATGAAAGGCAATCTTAGAACTGTGCATAACAGGACATTGGCATGTAAGTAGGTTTTTATTATGAAATGTAGCATTCAAACTTTAACAGTTATCATCGCATTCTTTGCTGGGCTTTTCTGGGGAATGGCTTTGATGATATCTATTGTTAGCTAAACCAACCACCCACTTTGCACATTTTGTAGAGTGGGTGTATAATAGCACTGTTGATTCGGAGTAGTGCCTGATGAGACAAGTAGATAGGGTTTAGTCAGACTTATTGAGTAACAAATCTAGCCATCATTACGTTTTGTTAGCACTACCTCAATAAGTCCGCCTAAGCCCTTTTTTATTGCCTATCAAAAATCACTTCAAATGCAACAATAAGCTTACTGGAAAAGCTACTGACAGCGAAAGCATCGGTGATATGGGTTCGATTCCCATTTGTTGCAACTCCAATCAACCGCTTTCTAGCGGGATTTACACAGCGTTACTAAACCCGAATAAAACAAACCTAAAATACAAGCTCTGTGTGCGCCCATTCACAACTTGGACCTGATACCTTTTAAGGCTTGAAGGGGAGATTGAGTACCGCGTTGTTTAGCTCTTAGTAGGAGAAAAGCTAAACTAGGCAACGTTGCTAGAGATAGCACTGTAAGACTAAAAATCTAAGATTGGTCTATCAGGGGAAAAAGGGCTAGTTGTATCTAAAATTTAATAAGGAGACAAAATGAGTGACGCAAGACAAGGCCGCGGCGCTGGAAACGGCAAAGGCTCAAACTGGTATAACGCACCTCTATGGGATGCTATCGAGAAGAAGAAGCAAGAAGAGAAGAAACAACAAGCCTCCTAGTGAGGCTTTTTTCATGCCTATACTGCGTGTACACTTGATAAAAAAGGAGTAACACAATGGCATTAGAAATCGGCAAGACCTACAACATTGAAGGTGTGGGCAAGGTAAAGATTGAGAAGGCTACAGCAAAGGGTAAAGCCAAGTCTGCGGTTCAGTTATCTACAGGCAAGCGCATTAACTTCGGCGATCCTGATATGAGGAATGCACCTGGCACTGAGCGAGGCAACCAATACTGTGAAAGGTCGGGCAGCCTAAACGAAAGAGGATTTAACGCCAACACTCTGAGCCGTGAAGATTGGAATTGCAGTGGAGGTAAATCAAAGGACGGATCTCCTAATGAAAAGTTTGCCAAAGTCATGCGAGAGTTTGAACGTGGTGAACTAAAAGACCCTTACGGAAACCCAATCACATCCCGAAAGCAGGCTGAAGCAATTGCCTATTCGGAGTCGGGCAAGGTTTAGTGTATAATCAAGCTATCTCTTGCAAGGATAATTAAAAATGTCAGATAAGCCACATATTAAAATTAGCGATGGTAAGCCGCTAGTTACTCAGGGCGGTAAAACTATTGCCTTTGACTCGTTGACCAATGTAATGAGTGGGTTAAACACCTCAAACGACCCGAGATCTTATAATTCATTTAACTTCTCGAATCACGGCGTTCATGACTACATGTTCACCAATCCTATGAGTCTGTACGCTGCTTATCGTTCATCATGGTTAGCGCGTCAAATCGTAAACATTCCGGCTAAGGATGCGATGCGCGAATGGCGTAAGTTTACTTGTGAAGATGCTGAAGCTATTGAGAAAGCAGAAAAGAAGCTGAACATTCCATCGAAGTTTACCGACCTTGCGTCACAGGCTAGATTATCTGGTGGTGCAATCATGGTAATGATGATTGAAGGCCAAAAGCTAGATGAGCCCCTAGACATGAACAAGGTCAAGGAAGGCTCGCTAAAAGCGGTGCAAGTGTTCGACCGTTATGAGTTATCTTGGTCTCAGCAAAACATCACAGACCCGCTAAAGGATAACTTCCTTATGCCGGAATACTACATGATTGCTGGTGGTAAAAACTCAATGATTCACCACTCCAACTGCATCCTGTTAACTGGCGCCGAGCTTCCTAGGTTGCTTAAGAGAATGGAAGGTGGTGGTTGGGGTGACTCTGCCTTACGTCAATGCATGGAAGATTTAACCGATGTTGTGGCATCTCGTGCTGGTGTAGCTGCCCTACTGCAAAAGGCTAACGTTGATGCAATTAAGACTGCCGGACTAAAAGACGCTCGAACCACGCAACAGGAAGAGCAAGTTATCCGCCGTCTACAACTATTCAAGATGGGTATGAGCAACCATAACCTAGCTATCCTTGATGATACTGAAGACCTTATTCGCATGGGTGCGCAATTTGGTGGCACTTCTGAGGCGCTTAACCAGTTGATGATTTGGATTAGTGGCGCGGCTGATATTCCTATGACGCGACTATTTGGCGTTCAGTCTAAAGGCATGGGTGATACGGGCGCTGGAGACCAGAAGAATTACTTTGACTCACTACGCTCTGAGCAAGAGGCCAAATACCGACTCGCACTAGAAAAGCTTGATGAAGTAATGGTTCGCTCTGCGTTAGGCCATTATCCAGAAGACTGTGAATTTGAGTGGAATCCACTTTACCAAGAGTCGGGACTAGAGCAGGCACAGCAAAGGTTGGCTAATGCACAAGCTGATATGCTAGACCTAGAAACAAACGTTGTCACAGTGTCACAGTTACAACTTAAGCGTCAGGGTAATGATGAGTATTTCTATAAAGACAAAGATATTAAAAAGCTTCAGAAGTACGAACAAGAACAACTAGAGGTTAGAACTAATGGCGAATCAGAACCAGACATCCTTGCAGGTTTTAACGGAAATGAACCAGGAGCTAATGAAGAAGAGAAGCCTGAAAGCGATCAAACCACCTGAAGATATCGAAGCTGAATATCGCGGATACATGCAATCGATAGTGAGAGAGATGGCCAGCGAAGTAAAAGCTGGTCTACTTCCTATTATCAAGCGCAACAAATCCAACTACATCAAGGATAGTTGGGCTGATGATGTGACAGCATTCTTTGAAGCGTTCAGGGCTAAGTGGACCAGTTTACTTTTTAGAAACAAGGTTAGGGTGCAAGTTCAGCGCCCTTTATCTATGGCGGAATCTAGCACTACAGCTCAGTTTCTTAAGAACGTAAATAAAGCGGTTGGTGTTGATGTGTCTGGAATGCTTAAGCGTGAAGGTGTTGACGCAATTATGACCTCAGCTTTGCAGGAAAATGTATCACTGGTTACGTCACTGCCGGATGAGTACCTAAAGCGCATTGAGTCGATTGTGTATTCTGGAATGCAGCAAGGTAGATATCCAACGGCGATTGCTAAGGACTTACAGGAAGCGACGGGCGTTTCATGGCGCAGAGCAAAGCTAATAGCACGCGATCAAGTGTCAAAGCTGAACAGTGCTATTGATTCAGAGCGTAGTCAAAACTTGGGTATAGAGTATTACCGATGGAGCACGTCAAGCGATACGCGAGTTAGTGGTAATCCTAGCGGTAAGTATCCAAAGGCTAAGATAAAGTGCTACATGATTTCTAAAGCTGACAATGGATTGGGGCAGGGCGTTTACTCATACAAAAACGGCGCTGATTATGCTGGTGAGAAAAACCTGCATCCCGGCACATCCCATGTAAATTGTCGATGTAGACGTATCCCATTAATTGAAGGTGTAAATTGGGAAAACCCAAATAAAAAGTCGTGATTTCTCTCACAGCAATTAATGTAGTATAATGACCCATATTAAACAACGGATGCAAAAGATGAAAGTTACACT